GGCGCTCCGATAACAACATCATCAAGACGATGATGTCTGCCCCCAATGATGGGGAAAACTCATGGTATCATTATATTTCTATAATGGTGCACCATGAGAAAGTGTCACAGGACGTGACTACCGCCTCCATAGAGATTGGTATAGTAACTAACTTGAATCAAAGATTCGAACTGCCGTGTGGCAGAGAGGATCTTCAACTTATTGTTGCAATCTATATCCAGTAAGTCATTATTCACAGAGGATGGAACCTCTTGCGGAAAAATGGCCGTATCTATGAGAGAAGGAGCATAACGCTTAACGCGTAGTCGCTCCTTTGACCCTATATCAGTTATACGGTCCCAAACAACAGGACGCGAAGCGTATGGATTAGAAGTCTCGCTGTAGGTAACACTCTCACGAGAGTACCGAAAGCGAAACGAATCCAACGCCTCATGTTCCGGATTGTATTGGAACCAACGTAAAATAGCCCTAGTCCCGTTTATCTTCTTCGTAGGGGTTACCCAGCGAAGAGAGAAACGAGGATTTTCAGGACTAACGACTTCAGAAACGGACGCCAAATCCTGACCACCGAGAAACTCGGGAGGGCAGAACTGACGACGTAGTTGAAGCCATAACTGATAAACCGATGGATCACACCAACCATCGTCATCTGATGCCCACCGCCGTAAGGCGTTGAGTAACCAGATGATTCTGTCTGGCGAATCTATAGGTTTTCGTATGTAGAACGGTTTGACGTCATGACCATTATAATAATGGCCTCCACAAGATTCCCGAAAGGGACCCTCATGGAAGCTTTTCTTCTCATTTACAGTGAAACCAACACCAATCAAGGTTTGGCACACTGCATGATAATGAGAAGAGGGGCATATGATATCATCACCGTAGACACTTACGTGGGTAGCTCTATATCGTACTGACGTAGCGTCAACACGATTTTCATTTTTAATCGTGGCACAAGTTAGTGCCCAGAATATTAATGATTCGAGCTCGAAGGTATATCCGTTGCCCATCGTACTATGTTTCTCCCAAACGACATCACTGCCGTCGGGAAGCAGACCCTTAGGGGATCGAAGATCATCTAAGAGTTTTACCCAACAAGTGGGTAGTAGTTCGAATACGCAACGTTGTGAAATACTGTCACTAGCCGACTTAAGGTCGATAGTGGCGAGGTGTCCCGATAGGGACCCCTCCCGTGCAAGCTTTTGGTTACGGGACTGATCATTTAGATTAATCCCGAATAACTTAAGCCTATCACGAATGTGATCGCCAACAGTAGTTTGAAGCAGCTGATTTAAAGCTGGTTCCTTACATGCTGCACGATCTATTTCACTTGTCTTCGGTACGGTAAAAACGACGTTTCCATCGCAAGTTATTATCTTTTGTTCGCCCCAGAGGGGTGTAGAATCGATAATGTATTTTGCATATGGTAGCGCAGAGGATGTAACCTTAAGTGAACGCGAGGAATCATACTTATAGTATGGATCCCCGTACCGTTTAGTGCGACACGCTGTTGCTCCACTAGTGAAGTGGCAGTGAGTGTCAAACTTATTAAATAAAGCATCGATATCACCTAACACACTGGAAATAATCCCAGATGCGGTAAATATAATCGACTCTTTATTTTCGAAATTATGAAAACCATGGTCGTTCATTTGTTTACAAACGACTTCACTGGCTAACATTTTCTCGACGGCTTTCGTAGCACGAATATCTGGATTAGTAGAATCATCACAAAACTTAGTGAGAATTTCCTCTTTCAGATATGCCCACTTGAAAGCATACGCTCCTGACGAACCTATT